AAAGCAAACTTTATATCGGGATTGTCTTGGTTAAAAATCATTTTAGTACCCACTAAATAGAAATATTCATCAACTATTTATAGTGGTTATATGGCATATAGTGGTAAGTATAAAGTGAAAAATCCGTCAAAGTACAAAGGTGACCATACAAATGTTGTCTATCGTAGTCTTTGGGAGAAGCATGTAATGAAGTGGTGTGACGAACAATCAGATATTGTACAATGGTCGAGCGAAGAAGTTGTCATACCTTATCTATATGAAGTTGATAATAAAATACATCGTTACTTCATGGATTTCAAGATTAAGTTTAAATCAGGTAAAACTATTCTGGTTGAAGTAAAGCCAAATAAAGAAACAAAAGTACCAAAGGGCGATAAACGCACAAAGCGATATCTTAACGAAGCGATGACATACGTTAAGAATCAGAATAAATGGAAAGCCGCCGCAGAGTTTGCAAAAGATAATGGATGGGGATTTGAGATATGGACTGAGAAAGAGTTGACTGCATTGGGTATTATGCCTAAGTCACGTCAACCACTCAAACCATTGAAACCTTTCAAACCATATAAGAAATCAAAGAAATAGGGTATAAATAAAAGCATGAGTAACTTATTCAAAACAGTAGAGTACGAAGCGTTTAGGGCGGGCATTCAGCCACGCACTAAAGAATCACGTGCGTGGTTTCGTCGCAAAGTACAGAACATGCGTAACATCAGACGTAGAGATTTGATGAACGAAGATCCTATTCAGAAACGTAACCGTTCTGCTGTTGGTTCGATGTACATGTTTTTCTATGATGCAAAACATCGAAAGACATTACCGTATTGGGATGCATTTCCGTTAGTGATTGCAATGGGTCCAGCAGAAGGTGGATTCTACGGAATGAACTTACATTATCTTCCGATACCGTTACGAGCAAAGTTTCTTGACCAGTTGGTCGAAATAACAAATAACAATAAGTATGATGAATCAACACGTTTTGAAGTGTCATACGCATTAATGAATCGAGCAAGAAAGTTTAGATATTTCAAACCTTGCTTTAAACATTACCTGAACTCACAAGTCGAAGGTAGACTTGCATACGTACCACCACCAGAGTGGGAGATTGCGACGTTTCTTCCGATGGCTCAGTTCCAGGGTGATAAGAATCAAGTGTACAAAGATTCTCGGAGAATAATCAATGCTTAGACAAGGCACGATAGAAGAACTTAAATCGACAATATCAGAAGGTCGAGGATTAGCAAGAACTAATCTATACTATGTGTTTCTTCCATCATTAGATGGAAGAACTAGCACATATGATAAAGGATTACTTTGCTCGTCTGTTACGTTACCATCTAAGCAGTTAACAACAGTTGAACGTACGATTGGTGTAGACCAACAAAACGTTGTACATGGTTATGTCAATCCAAATGTTACGATGTCATTTCGTGTATTGAACGACCAAGGTGTACGTGAATACTTTGACAAATGGCAAACAAAAGCACTACGTCAATACGGTACTGAAGAAGGTCGTTTTGAAGCAAACTATCCCGATAACTATACTGCACCGATCCAGATATTTCAACTAGAGAAAGGTATTAGTTTTCCTGTTCTTAATGTACAGAAAGATTTAGGTGTGTTTCGTAGACCACTCGGTGCGATTAATGTAGAACTGGATATTGACGTTGCGACAGCAATGCAGTCAAACTATAGATGGATATTAAATCGAGCATATCCTGTATCTGTAACAAACGAAACATTAACTGACAACGGGCAAAACGAAATCAGTGAGATACAAGTTGAGTTTGCTTATCTCAACTGGAACAGTGAAAAACTTGAGCCTAAAAATAACGATAAAAATGAGTTAGCGAAACTTGCGGGTATTCTATCTGCTAATATTTAAAACTGAGGATAATCATGGCTTTACCATTATTGAATGAAACACCAAAATATACAATGACAATACCATCAACTGGTCAGACTGTACGATTTCGACCTTACTTGGTAAAAGAAGAGAAAGTATTATTACTTGCATCTGAATCAAATGATATTAATCAAGTAATGAATGCAGTGTTTGATACGATTGCGGCTTGTGTTGCTGAACCTATTGACAGAAAGAAACTCACAACATTTGATTTAGAGTATATGTTTATAAAGATTCGTTCTAAGTCAGTTGGTGAAAATGTTGAGTTAAACTTGGCATGCGATGCTTGTAGCGAAACAAATAAGGCACAGGTGAATCTCGAAGAGATTGATTGTAATGTGACCACAGAAAAAACAGTCATCAAGTTGTCTGAAGAAGTATCTGTTGAGATGAAATATCCTAGTTACGATTCGATTGACTTGAACGGTGATGAGACAGAACTAGGCTTTGAGATCCTTGCTAACTGTCTTGATGCTGTACTGACTGAAGAAGAACGAATCGACATCGCAGACGAACCTAAAGAAAGTGTACGTGCGTTTCTTGAGTCAATGAGTAAAGAACAGTTTGATTTGCTTGCAGACTTCATGAATGACTTGCCACAGATTAAGACACATGTAGATTATACGTGTCATAAGTGCGGGCATGAGAATAGTGTGAAAGTAGCAGGTATGCAAAGTTTTTTTTAGTATGCCTCTCTCATGAAGACTTGAGCAACTATTACAGAACAAACTTTTTGTTAATGAGGCATCACCATTATACACTTACTGAACTCGACATGATGATGCCATGGGAGAGGGAAGTATATTTAATACTACTAATGGAAGCATTAGAAGAAGAAAAAGAGGCTAGAAAACAAAATGGCAACAGCAACTCTTGATGATATAGTAGAATCTAATCTACTCGGTGCAGAGAAACTTGAATCGATTGAACAACAGTTCAAAGAGTTCTTCAAGCAGTCTGCGGCTGATAAGTTAGATATGCTCGAAGTAATGCGAGAGATGGGTCCGGGAGATGGCGAACCTGGCGCACCTGGCGATACTCAACCAGCACAAGAAGAACAAGGTGGTGGTTTTGGTGGTATTGGTAGATTATTTGGTCTAGGCACTCTACTTACAGTTCTTGCGGCTGTACAGTTAAATGCTATGGGTGCTGTAGGTAGTTTCAAACTACTTAAAAAGGATTTAGAGAAACTACCAGAATCATTAAAGAATGCAGGTAAAGCAGTCGGTGAGTTTGCAACAAATGCTAAAGACAGTATTGTGAGTAGATTTAATACGATTAAAGATAGTATAATCACTAAGATTACTGAATCAGAAACATTTAAGAAAGCACAAGATATTGGATCTAAAGCAAAGGACTTTGTATCTGGTGGTATCGATAAAGCAAAATCTTTTGGTGCGAATGCAGTCGAAGGTATAACTGGATTCTTTGATAAAATCAAATCATTTGCGGCACCAGTAGTAGAAAATGTTAAACAAGGTGCGCAGAATCTAGGTTCGAAAGTGAGTCAGGGAGTCTCTACAGCAAAAGAGTTTGTTACTACAAAGGCTCAAGCAATAGGTGCTGGAGCAAAAGAAAAGTTTCAGGCGTTCTCACAAACAAAAGCAGGTCAAGTATTAGGTAAAGCCGCACGTGGTGTAAATCGTGTTTTAGCACCTCTTGCAGTTGTCACATCAGGCTATGAAGGCTTTAAGATGGCAACTGAAGAAGCAAGTAAAGAGTTAGGAACCGCAGGTCAAATCGCAGTCGGAACAGCAGGTGCGGCATCATCATTCTTCGGTGGCTTAGGTGATTTCGTTAAGTTAGTAACTGTTGATGCACCAACTGAACTTGCAAACAGATTAGGTATTGTCAGTGATGAAACAGCAGACAAGATTCAAGACTTTAGTATTCAAAGAGATGTGACAGACGCATTGGTGCGTGGTGCAAGAGATGGTATTCGTAGTGCTATGAGTGAAGGAATCGAAAAGCAAACAATGCAAAGAGTTGCTGAAAATGCAGAAAGACCTGTTATTGTAAATAATGTAACAGATGCATCAACAAATGTAAGTAACGCAACCGCAGTGACAGGTGCTAATAGTGCACCACCTACTCCAGTTAATAATAATGGGACATTCTCAGATGCATGGGCAGGAGCATAAAAAAAGGGGAGCACGTGCTCCCCATAAACATTCTATTCTTCAGAGGCTAGTTTTGCGAAGTAAGACATTGTATCGTCATCGTCGTCGTCAGTTGAAGAGACTTGTGCTCGAGGCTCTACAGGATCCGCACTTCGTGGTGATACCGGCTGAGATGTATTATCAAGACTTATATCTTGTTTCACAGTACGTGGCGCACTCTCGCCGAGAACCAAAGCAAGACGAGCAGATAACTCCTCATAAGTCTTGTAGTTCGCAGGATCAGTAAACTCGTTTAAGTCGTAAAGACCTTCATAAATCTGTTCAAGTTCAGAATCATCGCCACCTAGTAATGGTGCAGGAGATGCAAACTCTGACTTGTCATAGTTACGATAACCTTCTACATTACGAATCTTAAGTTTGAATGATGCACCTTCCCAGAAGTCGAACGCATTGATTGGTTCTTCGTCTGCAAACTGTGGTTGCATTACATCCATAATCTTATCAAAGATTTTCTTACCGTATACGAATAAGAACACTTTACCTTCATTCTGAGGATTCGCAGGAT